ACCGAGCATAAGTATCGAATCTTCAAGTTCTGAAACATTAACGCCCCAACCTTTAACGATAGCGATAATATCTGTTACCCGACCACCAATGGCAGCAAGAACTTCTAAATAGGTAATTTTTTGTCCTGCCTGTCCTTTCTTAATTAGATCGCCAAGGATGTTATTTGCAGTTTCAATCATTGGCAGAACTTTTAGCTTCCAATCGTTCTTATACTGTGGGTTTTTCTCAACCATTGCAACAGTTAGAATAGCGACATTCTTCAAGGACGATTGGGTTTGCTTAACAATGATTCTCGCCCTCTCGTCATCCGTGGCCTTCTCCCATTTCTGTTGAAGAGTGGCACATCCCATCAACCCTACCAATAACACCAACGATAAAATTCCAATCAAAACTTTCCTTTTCATAAATCCTCCTTTCATGGTTTTACCCCTATTGGTGGAGGGGTCTGTTTAACATAAAGGAAAAATGAAATTATAGTGGGAACAAGAGCAATCATAATTAATTCCCTGAAAGTTGTCTTCCCAGGAATAATTGTAATCGTTCCCAATGCTGTAATAATCCCACTTGCCAATGCCGAAATAAGTCCCTGACACCATGCTCCCCAATTCATAATATCACCTCCTTATCCCTCGAAGTGCCCTTTGTCCCATTCGATCATCGACTTACCTCTATAGGCATCCGTCCATCGTTTATGCCAATACTCAAAACCCTTTTTAGGTGGTAGTAATTCATCTTTATCTAAATCCTTATCAATATCACCTAAGTCTGGAAAGTATATATCTACCGCCTTTCCCCTCTGGTGTTGGGAAATGTTGTTAATTCCATCACACTTTGATTTACCGAGTCCAAAAAGTCTTTTTTGTTCTTCATCTGATCTCTTCACATAGTCAATAATGGGATTCTCATCTTCCTTAAACATCTCAATAATCAACTGGCAAATATTGTAGGTAAATTCAACTCGGTTCATACTTCCTATGCCTTTCCATGTAGTCAATCATCGCGTCGACGTGCTTTTTTAAGGCCCATAATTGAATGATAGCCAGATCAACGTTCTCCCGCTTCTCATGGAGTATTCTGACGCATTCCCGAACAATATCAATCTGGGCATGAAGCCAATCGTAGATGTTCATTTTATCCCATTGATGTGCTTATCAATTCTGTCCATAACCTGAGATTGCCTTTCCAAAATTAAATCCACCTTTTCTATGACTTGATCAAATCTTAAATCAATATTTTTATCTATTCCTGATGCCTTTTCAATTCTCAATAAAGCACATTGAGTCCTTATCTCCTCACAGGCCTCTATGGTCTGCTTCTCTTCAATTTCTCTCATGACTCTACGCCCCGTATTCTTGTAAAAGAACATCATAACTACAAAAAATATCCCCAGCACAATTATGTCTCCTGGTAGTATCCATCTTAGCCATTCCGGATTCATTTCGTCTCACCATGATGAAGAAAATATCATCCCCTCTCTATTTGTTATGATCCGATAAATTTAATCGCTGAAATTTCAAATTTTTGTAATTCAGGAATTTCTCTGACATCTAAGACTCTCCATAGATCACCTTCCCAATCCGCAACAGGACAATCGATAAGGGTGAAATAATCATCCCGCTCTAATTTTCTGACCAATCTATTACAGGCAATTTCGACTATCGGGATTAGATCCTTTTCCTGAGTAAGTTTCCACTGCAAGACATCCTTAACCATATCTGCGTCGCGGACAGCAGGAAATGTGAGTTCTTCCGGCAGTTCCCCGTATTTTGTGATTGACGTGGAGTCAGGGATCTCGATCTGCTCGAAGTAGTCTCCAAATTTTTTCCTTTCGCCATTATTCCCGTGGTCGAGATCGAAGGAGGCCCGCAACACGTTTTTGATCTCCACAGACGGCGTCATTTTGAAGACGGGCTCGCCGATGAAGATGGTTTTATCAATCGTCATCACGGGTGTTGGGTCTGAGGGCGCCGACCAGATTACTTCCATTAATTCCCATTCCACCACGGTTACGGCATTAGCCATATCGGCCCAACTATTTATCACCACCAACCGATAATATCGATATGGCGTAAAATTGGTGAAGGCATATGATTGGACATTGTTGTTATCAGCTTGCTGGCCGATGCAAAGGACCGTCCACGTCGTTCCATTGTTTGACCCGGAGAGGGAAAAGTCCTTTGCACGGGCGTGACCGTCAAGTAGATCGGTTTTGATGGTCAGTTTGCGTGCGATATGTGTAATCCCTGCCCCGGCATCATGCTGGACCCATTCTGGAAATGTTGCCACTCGCCCATGCCAATATGTTGAATTCGAGTTGTCGCAAGAATTTGAAGGATAATATGTGACGTAGTAACCACTTGCCGTAATTCCGGTACCGTCCGATGGCAAGAAATCGCTTCCATAGGCTCCATTCGGGCCGGGATGAAAGCTGAGCTCGAATTTTCCGCCGTCTTCACGCATCTGTGAGCGCGTCTGCTCGTCGAGGCGTTTAAATATTTCAGATGCGATTAGACCGACTTTGGGCAGATTCATTGCCAGTTTGTAGGGAACGATCCTCCCATTATAGATCGTTCTCATGTCTCCCAAGAACGATCCGATGTCCGCAGAGGTCCGTCCCAACAGAGCCATCAATATATATTTTCTCGCATCCGAAGGATTCTCGATCAGGGCATTGGCGACTCCGGTATAGGTTCCGGAGCCATCGTCTGCATAGCCTTCTCCGTCTATGGTTACGAGAGGAGCCAGGACTTCGTCGGCAGATCCCGAAGGATTGCTGGCCCATCGTTCCACTTCAAGCCAAACTTCGGCTACATCAAATTCGGCAAACCCACCAGATACAGCGTGATTTGTATTGCCCCTGATTTTTACCTGCGTTGGAACGGTGGTAGTCGATAATTTCAATCTCACGGTTATCTGGGTGTTTGTGTCTCCGATGTCGATTTGTTCCGGTGTTTGAAGCCTAAAATACTCGCCGAAAGAACCCGTGAAGTTGCATTTGACGACAGCTACCACATAGACCGCATCTGGTGCATCGCCATTATAAGAAGGAAAATTGAGTATAAAATCCCCGCACTTTTGTTCTGGAATTACTCCCGAGTAAGCGAATCTTTGCCACGTTGAATCATATAAATCGTACATCGATACATCATATCCCTGCCAGGTGATCGTTCCAACAATATCTTGATGACTGGCTGAAACCGGATGCATTTCATAGGTCGATTTTTGACCGTGCCCATGTTTATTCAGGGCCTTTTTCGTCATGGCGATCGTTGATTTTCCGTTATCGTTGAGATTGATCGTATAGTCTGATGGGTTTATGCGTGTTTGAGAGATGTAGACATCCGAAATCGATTTCATCTGTCCTATATCGGCAAGGTATTTGTATGAGTTCTGGATCACCCAGACGACATCTCCCGCCTTATGGTTTGCAACAAGGGTCGAGCTGACGCCCCTTGTTAATCCTGTCAGTTTTTTGTTGATGGAGTCTTTCCCAGTATAGGTCATTTTTTCTTCATTGATCTGGATTGTTCCAGGGAATGGAAAGGATAGCGGAAATTCGACATCGCTCAAATAGATTTCTGTGGCAATATCGGTGAGATTTGTATAGAGCGTCGAGGTTGCGCCGGTATCCACGCAGGGGCAGGGGATCCCCCGAACCGCTCCTATTAATCGATTTTCATATTGTCCGATGGCCTGGGGTGCGGCATTGGGCCAGTTGGCGCGGTTGATCTGTGTGAAGAGTTTCTTGGAATCGAGGGTGTGGAGGATAGAGAAAAGCTCGAAGTCAAAAAAATCGCCTTTTATTGTTTTTGGCTCTCCGAAGGCAACCCTATGAAGTTTGGTCGAGACATCGAAGCCAGGGATCACATGATCCTGAATATAGAGAACATAAATATCCATTTCCCGCTTTGTGATGGGATTTTGAAGAAGGAAATCGAAAAGTTTATTATATGATCGGAAGGACTGATTTCTGAACGTGAGCTGGGCATTTAGGTTCAAGTATCCCCCAAACCTCTCTATCGAGTGGAGAGTTTCGGGGATATCGAGAAGATAATCTTCATAATTGTGTCCATTGAAGGCGAAATTTCGATCCGAAAAATAAAGGGTTTCGCCTGGCAACGAGATATGGACAAAATAGAGTGGTTCAGGATCTCGTTCATATTTTTGGATCTGATCGGCAGAAAAAGATTTCATGCAAGGATCTCCAGAACATTTAGGGTCAATCCCCAACGATTTATCTGCTCAGAGCGAAAATCTCCTAACCCTTCCGGGAGTTCCACAAAAAAAAGTTCTCCCTCTACATCTTCAATGTAAAAGTTTTTCCCATAAATGAAGGTTCTAAAAATTTCGAGTTCAATTCTTTGTTCGTTAGAAATCTTTGTCAGATCGTAACGGCGCCTTTTCCTCTCCAAACCCCAAATCGTTTTCTGGGATTGGCCTGATTTTGATTCGATTCGATTGATATTGTCCTTCATCCCGCGATCATATCCATAGGAAGGGCCACGTTCAAATTCATAACTCTTTCCGAGCCAGAGTTCCGAGAATTCGGGCGCGCTCGAGGGACTATCGATCCCGAATCTCCAGTACCGTTTTTCAGTGTATGGAAGATCTTTTTCATATCGATCCGAGGGCATGACCCAGGCAAGAATCTGCTCATAAGTAACGCCATCGAGCGAATGATAAAGCCTCACGGTTTTGCCAGAGAAGTTATGACCCGATGGGATGATGATCTTGTCGACGCCGGGATTGATTGCATAGACGCCCTGGTCTATGTTGATCTGAAATTGCGAAGGTGTGGAATTGCCCTTAAAAAGCAAACCGATATCCCGATCGTAAAGCCGATATTTTGGATAGGATGTATTTTCGGTGGTGACGGTTACGGCGCCGTTTTCCAGAATATTTTTATAAAAGATTTTAATCCTCTTGTCAGAGGGCGTTGGAGCGTCAAAAGGGAAAAATCCTCCCAATGGAAGGCTGCCGTAAGGGGATGAACCGTACATTATTCTCCCTCTTTATTCGGGATGACACGGTTGATCATCTCTGAAAGGGCGAACATCAATCCGTTTAGGGCGAAGACAGAGAGCTTATTGCCCGCCTCCTGCTCTCCAAAGTTCGTCAAGATGTTTTTAATTTCACCCCTGACCTGATCTTTTAGATTCCCCGGAATCTCAAAATCCTTTTTTCCTTCTTCGTTCATAGTAACCCTCTCGATAATCGCAATCGAGGATTTCGGTATCCGAGTCCTCGATGTCTCCACATGGCCAGTGGATACACCCTTTGCAAAATTCAGACTTGATTATCTTAATCATACCAAACCACCAGGTTAATATTTTTTGCGTTGCCCAGCCTGTTTCTAATCGTCAGCGGCTCCTGGGTTGCGGCCGTGCCGATGCAGAGTTTTGCGTCGGTGTCCGCATTGGCGACCACGTTGGCCGAGTTGGAGATGAGCGTCACCGTGCCAGTGGCGTTGATGGTAAAGAGGGTTCTTTCTTCATTACTCCCAGCTGTGACCCATCCGAAGGCTGAGTTTGTGATCGCCGGGAGATCAAATGTCGCATCATCCACCACGGACCCCTGGTAGGTCCACTGTTTGAGCGTGCCCTGGCGGAGATATGAGACCGTTCCAGGGAAAGAAAGGCCGCTCCCATCGTTATTGAGTTGTAAAAGCGTCTGGTTAATAGCATTATTTACGAACTGAATTCCGGATGTTCCGCCTTTCATCCTTAGCCACGGGCCGCCGCTATCCGCCCAGATGGCGCCCGAATTTCCTGCTTGCATGACAAATTCGACGAGGTTGCTGTTTCCGAAGACCAGACCTCCGCCCGCATTGAAGTAGCTCTTCATCGCACCCAAAGACGTACCTATTCCAAAGATCATCTGGGTCGCGTCATATCCGCCGCCTTCCGGAGTCTCGATGAAAATTGCTTTTCTGTTCGCCGTAAATTTCTGGAGAACATGATCGTTGTTTAGATTGCCCTGTTTTTTGAGATAGATGGCGCATGGGCCTCCCGAAATATTTGTAGTTGACCAGTCATAGATCTGGATTCCAAAGCCCGTATAGAGGTTCGAATTTTCGGCATCTGATGGGCCACGGTTGAGATCCAAACCGATGCCCGTAGGCGATGAAGCCACGGCTCCAGCCTTGCCCTTGATACTTAGGTAAATTGAATCGCATTTACCGGAGTTCGTAATGCCGATGGCGCCCCCAACATCGAGAGCGTCCGAATCATGATTTAGGACGATTCCCCAGAAGAAGGACCCCGCGGGCGTTGTTTCGTTATTTTTGAAATTGAGATTAATGAACGAGAGGTTCTGCCCCGCATCCACCTCGCAGGCATATTGAGAGGCATGTTTTAGAAGGACCCCGTCTCCCACCTTAACGGTCGGATTATCGAGCTGGAGGCGCTTGAATTTGCCGTCATTGATATCGTCATAAGTTTTTTTTGTTAAGACAATGGCCATTTGGTAGACCTTACCGCCGGTATTGTGGGTCTGTGAGGCGATCCCCTCCTGGCCGCGGGTCACGGTGAGGGTATCTGTCGATCGGGCCGTGCATCTTACGATTTCTACGTTCGGATCGTCGGAGGGGTCGGCATAATCGGTCCCATTGAACCAAACCAGGTTGAAGGCTCCCTCGGTCGCCGGATCGGGAAACTTCGCCCCGTGGCCCGTGGTTAGAACAATAGTGACCGCCGATTCGTTATATCCGGTTGAAACCGTAACTTTAGCAAAGTTTTTTACAGAATCCATATCTCCCTCCGTTCAATTATTCTTCCCCTTGAACCTCTCTAACCATTTCCATAAACCTTGATCTCTTGTTTTGCGCGAGATTCGTAAATTCATTGTCGATTTGATAAATATTGGTGACTCCCGCCTTCTCCCCTCCAACGATTGAGATCCGGAGAGGATAGGTCTGATTGGTCAGGGACTCCATTTTTTGACGCAATATGTCTATCCCTTGGCTAACGGAATCGAATTGAGATGTATCGATCGTTATTTTTTGTGGGCCAGTTAATGATTCCATCTGTCTCTGCATCCGGTTGAGTTCCTCAATGCTCTTCTCTACCATTTCCTCTACATTTCGGGTCAATTCATCTTTCGCCTTATTACTCTTAACCCCGATATCCTCGATCCATCTCCAGTCGGATTCCCAGGTAGTCCTGGCCCTGATTCCGGAGATCTCTTTCCCAGATGGGACCATCGTCTCTTCCCAATGCCCCCCGGGCCCCTCTTCGGCAGGCTTCATCGAATATTTTTCCTGAATCTTTTTTAGTTCCTCGGTGAGTTTCTCTTTGGCTTTCGCCATCTCTTCAGTGCTGTATCCTTTCCCAATGAGCATTTGAAACTTTTTCTGAATGGCTGCGACTTCCTCTTCCGCTCCTTTTTTGGTCTTAACTCCGAGTTGTTCCATAATCTCCATGGCCTTCGCCCGCCGCTCCTCCATCCCGGCCATGCCCTTTAAAACGTTGGCTTCATAATCATATAGATCGCTGAGCTTATAGTTCTGCTCAATGATCTTATCATTTGCCTCTTTTATGGCCTTGAGAGCTTCCGAGCTCTGACGAAGATAAGCTGGAGTCTCACCAAGCCCTTCTAAACCTGTATCTCCGACCGAAAACATGGACACGGGAGATTTCTTTCCAAACAACTTTTTCCACGGAGATATTTCCAAATCCTTCGTAAAAAATTCTCCATGTTTCTTGCGAAGCTTTTCTATGGCTTCAATAGCCTCGTAAGCTCCGACGACGATTTTTTGAAAGAATGCCGTCCACCAGGCAGAGGCTTTTTTGAAATGGTGTTCCAGTTCCGATCCTTTTTTGATCAGTTTTTCGTCAAGAACGATTCCAAGCCTTTCCGCCTCTTGATAAAATTCTTTCAGTCCTGCACTACCCTTATTGAGCGTCGGAATCAAATTTTGTCCTGTTTTCCCAAACAGATCGACGGCCAGTGCGACTTTATCCACACCATCGGGCATCATCTTGAATCGGTCTGCGATATTCCCAAGTATCTCATCAAAGGATTTTGTCTTCCCTGCCGCATCTTTTGTCTCAACTCCGATGCTCTTAAAGAGAAAAATGGCCTCATCCTTTCCCTTACTCACGTCATCCATGTGGCCGGCCAGGATCTTCATCCCTCTTCCGAGAGATTCGACATCGACATCCGTCATTTTTGCCGCATAGCTCAATTTCTGAAACGCATCGCTCGATAGACCGGAAATCTTGGCCATGCGGTCAATCTCATTGATCGATTTGGCCGTTTCCTTTGCCATATTATAAATCTGCTCTCCGGTATGAAAAGCCCTTGCTCCGAGATTGACAATGGAATCGAGTTTGATCAGGCCCAGGGATTTGTTCATTCCCTCGACATGACCGGCTGTCTGCTGGATCTTGCCCGCAATTTTATCGAGAACGATGGAGCCATCATCATTGACCTTAAAACGAATGCTAAGTATGCTTTCGTCACCCATTAAAATACCTTCATCTTAATTTCCATCAATTCTGTCACAAGGCCCAGGTCTTCCCAAACCGAAATAGAAAGATCATTTTTTTCCATGGGATAACCTCCCTTAATCAACCGTTTCAACCAGAGCAGGTGATATGTATATTTCCCGATCTCTATTCTTTTTTTCTTTTCGCATTTTGAACAAGCCCAATCAATAAAATCTGGGAATTCAAACTTACACCTTGCCTCTTCTTCGGGTGTGCAGACATTCAGGCCGCAATAAACCTCAATGTCTGCCGCTATTTTTTTTCTGGACTAAAACTCCCTCCCCCGAACGCCTCGGCTCCAAGCCAGATAATCAGTTCAGGCGCACGTTTGCTTATTTTCTCCTTCCATTCAGAATCAAAATCAGAAGATTCTGGATCTGAAGAGATATTGATCGGTATCCCATTTGCCTCAATACCCTTTAGCACCGAAAGGCCGAACTCGAAATCTGCATTCTGAATCTCTTCGGCAGGAATTTCCTCAATTTCTTTACCGCGATAAAACGAGGCGATCCTGCAACGATATTTAATTTTTTCAGAAGCCTCCGGTTCCCGATAAAACAACTTAATCTCCTGGCCGGAAATCTCTCCCGTGAACAAAAGAACCCTATCCTTCTCATTAAAAATAAAATCCATAAAATCTCCTATGTAGCGTATGTGGCTACTTTGTTTTTGATATAGAGCACGACGCTCCCGTATACGTCATCTTCCAAAATTTTAAATTCCGCCTTTTCCGTCAGACGATTTCCGGTCCTTCCATAAGGATCTCGGAGAATGCAAACCTTCGGAAAGACGATCTCTACCGTATATTTGTGACCGGCTTCATATTCCGGTCCCTCGGCCTTGGCATAAAGAACGAAAGTAGAGAGATCATAAAATCTTTGGCCAACGATGAATTCCTTAAATTGGCGATCAAGAGCGATGGTCTGCGTACGTCCATCCCTCAATGCCTGGTTTGCATAGGAATAAGTACCGCCGCCGGGAGTAAAGGCTGGAGTAATCCCATTATTTAATGTCCAATCGATGGAATTGATATCCGCCGACATGGGATGACCACCTGTAAGAACAGTTCCATCCCATTTGCCTCCCATATTGACGAGAAAATCAGAGCACCGCAGCGGAGGTTCAGAAACCCTGGAGGGGAAGGCTCCCCAGGCATAAACTCCAGTTTCGGCCTGGTTATAGATGATCTCATAAGTTGTAGATGTTGCGGCTCCTCCAGGAGCGGTGATCGTCACGATGGCGGGAGTTGCACCAGAAACCGCCGAGAAAACAACATCAACCCACTGGCCATTTACGGGATCGAGGGCTCGGATATAGTGACAGTTATCAAGCCTTTCTTGGGCTGTGGACCCTGATGCAGCTGCCGTAAGGGTAAGTGTAGTCGCATTCCAGGCGGCTGTTATCGAATCCTTTAGCAATGTCGTTGAGTTTTTGCCAGTTCCCTTGATTGATGCCTTCATAGAAGCAAAAGAGTCTTTCTTGAGTGAGAGAGTGAAGCTATCAATGAACATACTCGCAAAGCGCCTCTTCTCAAGCCACTTCCCGTATCTCATCCCAAGAGTGAAGCAGGGATTTGATCGAAGGGCATCGAGGTCTCCAGTAATCGGAGTGATGGTATGCCGATAGCCCGTTGATCCTGCGGCAACGGTCGATCTCACTCCAAGACCAAAAGCTCCGACAATGGCCATGTGTTGAGCCTGCATTTTTGAAAACGAAAGGTCAGCGGTCGAGAGACCTCCAAGATCATAGAGGGCATCTGGTTCCTCTTTCCCTGTCGCCTCGTCGGAATTATCTTCGAGTCTCCTATCCCAGATAGCGATGCTTTCAAGGTCAGCGAGAATCCCTGTGTCAAGGGTCTGCTCGGTATTGAGTGCCGTCTCTTTATTATTTGCTGAGATGGCCACCAAGTCATTTTTCACGAATTGTGATCTCATTCTTCCTTCACCTCCTCAAATTTATTCTGATCCTCTTTTGGGATCAGGGCATAGACCTCACTATGCCGGAAGGTGTGATATTCAAATACACCTTCCCGCGTCACCTGAAACTCATTCTCTTCTTTCCTAAGTTTCCATGCCATTGCTCTCCTCCCTCCAGGCCAGAAGCCTTCCAGGCCGGTGGCCTTATCCCTGTGTATAGGGATCGCCCAAGATTGTCCTGTATTCTACGGTCATCATGATTTTACTTGCCACGAAGATATCTTCTTTCTGTTCAATTTCCGTGTCGTTGCTGTCAAGGTCGGTAATTAAAGCTAATCCCCCCCAGGTCTCATCGTTAAAGATGGCCACCTCTAAATCGGCGATACATTCTCTGATCTCGGCTGCGGTATTCGCATAGATTTCTATCTCTAATGAAAGTTTGTTTTCATAGATTCCCCACCCAGGTTCTTTTGTCTCGGTTCGATCCCGATAAACCAAGGCGGGGATCTCCGAGGATTGAATCGGAGTTGTTCTCCAAGCGAAGACATTGCTTCCAAGGTTCATTTTGTAACCTCCCGCTGTGAGGATGGTCTTGCACCTCGAATCTATGGCATCGACAATGCGTTGACGGATTGCATTAAATGTGTCTGGGGTGACAATCGTTTTGAATCTTGTATCGATTGCGGTGAGAATAAGCTCCCGAATTGTATAGGTAGGTATGGGAGGCCCTCCAACGATGGGCCACATGGAGAAAAATGACCCAGATTGGATAGCTCTTGATAAAATTGCCTTGATAAAAAGACGGTCTGGAAATTGACCGATCCATTTGTCGAGAGTGATAGTCTCCTTACGGGGAATGTCCGCCCAGAAGAGCGACCCGGCTTGTATTGCTCGAGATAGGGTGGGCTTAGGAAAATAATCAGGATATCGGCCCAGCCACTTATCCGCAGTGATTATTTCGACGCTGGGAGGAACCCACAAGAAGGGAGGATCTGGTTGTCTAAATTTTGATATGGCAGATTTTAAAAGAAAATCCGGATACTCTGATTGCCACTTGTCAATGGTTATGGTTTCCAGAGCACTCGCAGCATTCCAAGGGGTTCCTTTGAATAAAGACCCTGATTGAATGGCCCTGGATAGACTTACTTTGGGCAACAGTTGGTTTGGGTAATTGGGAAGCCACTTGTCAGTGGTGACAATCTCTGTGGGAGGCCAGTAAACCCAGAATAGTGAACCAGACTGTATTGCCTTTGAGAGAAATGGTTTTTGATAATGATAATCAACGTATGTTGGTTTCCACTTATCAATGGTAATTCTTTCTTCCCAGTTTGATGGGGCAACGGGGGGAACTATAACGGCATTGGTAGGTTGATTGGCTCTGGAAAGTTTAGGTTTCTGATAGTGATAATCAACATAGGTTGGCTTCCACTTATCGGTAAGCGCAGGGTCACTAAAGTTCTTTCCATAGGAAGGAGGAACCAAAAAGCAGGCCCCCGCAAGGATGGCTGTGGAAAGAACGAGGCCAACACCTCTCTTCATAGGTGGATATTTAGGCTCCCACTTATCGAGAGTTATCGTCTCTTTTCCAGTGGAGACGACCTCAGCCTTCCCTTGATATTGCCATCGTGCCATCAAACATCTCCGAGACGAAACCGTTTCTCAATCATATCCATTTTCTTCTCAATCGGGATGCACCGATCACAATCAGGATGCCCGCAGGTGACGGCCATGCAGTTCATACAGAACCCCCTGCGAGCGCCCGATCCCACCACGCTTAGGAAATGTCCTCCACAGTGTGGGCATTGAAGAGTCGTGCCCACCTGGACGCCGTCAACGATGAAGGCGCCATGCTCCTTGCGCTCGTATTTGGAGCTTTTGTAATCCTCCATCGTTCGCTCTCTGGGGACACCTCCCCCGTGGAGTGGCGGCTTCGCCTACTCCACAGGGGAAGTGTCCCTTATTTTACTCATTAAAAATGAGTGTGCCTTCCATCGTGAAGGTTGCATTGGCGGTCGGGTTCATCAGAACCAATCCTGCCGCTGCACCTGCGAGAGAGACGATCTCGGCTCCCGGAGCGGCAACCCATCTGAAGGTTGCCCTCTGGTTCTGACCCCACTGAAGCAGGGCAGGAGTCGTCAATGTCCCGCCGCCCGTTCCACCGTAGCCACCGGCACAAACGGACGCTACATCTCCTGCGTCCAGAGCAATAGGGGTCACGCCCGTGCCGCCTGTGACGAGGGAGGTGATCCTGTTGATTGCGAATCTCGCAGCGTTATCAGCAGGAGCGCCCGTTGAACCGACCATGAGGTCAAAAAGTCTGGCCCGGACAGCGGCGGTCGCATGAATATACATCGCCGCAAGGGTCGCACTGTTGGGGGTTGTCAGATTTGCTGGAATTGCATAGTTCTTTGGCATGTTCGTATCCTCCTTCCAGGCCAGAGGCCTTCCAGGCCGGCGGCCTTTTAGTTTATTGTTTAGTACCCGATTATTTCTATTTTCTCCCTAATGCGTTGCTGAATTTCAGGATGCCAACTATCGGCATAGACTCCACCTGCTATCGCCTGATAAACCGCATAAGCACCCATATCGGTAGTTGTATCTACATGAGTGTGCCATTCTGTATCGGTCGGCCAAGTTGGATAAGTGCTGGTAACTTGTCTCATACTTGTTCCGCCTGTGGTTGCAACATAGTCCCAATTAATGTTGGCATCGTCTTGAAACATTGCCAACCAATAATAGGACTGCCCCACTACTATTGGTTTCGTTCCTATTGTTCCATATCTTGCAAGAATACTTACATCGGAAACTGAAATTTCCCCTGCATCAGAATTGGCAACAATGGTCGAGGGACAACCATTTCCTGCATCATGATCAAAAATAGCAAGACGAAAAAGTCCTGTTGTAGCAGCATCGGCACTCGCATACCACCCAACTTCGGTTACCTCATAATTAACGCCGTTAGTCCCAGGATGTTGAAACCTCTGGGTATATATACGGTCAGCAACCGAAGGTTGAACACTTGCCCCTGGCCTTGCTGGTCTCGATGTTTGAAAACCATTACCCATTCATCACACCATTTCAGAAGAAGTATCTGCTATGTCCATTTCGTCTTTCTGGAAATTGGCAATCACATAGGGCGGAATTGTGTTTTCATGCCTTTCTCCTCCTTCCAGGCCGGCGGCCTTTCAAAAAATTATCATTAATCCTGTTGGTTTTGCAGGTGGAATAAGATCATAGGGCTTGCTTGCTGCAATACTGTCTAAACTCTCATTTCCTGTCGTATCCACCGCAGTCAGCACAAACGTCATCGTTCCGCTTGAATTATCAGGAACGTTTACACTAAAGTTATATGGTAGGACTGGTGGATGAGAAATCAATGTGGGATTTAATTTTAATCTTGTCCCATCAGTTCGGTAGAGATTGTAACCCGCCATATCTGTCTCTGTGTTAGCTGTCCAAGTCGCTTTGAGATTGATGATCGCCCCAAAAGCACAACTCGCCATCAACATCATAGCCAATACCATCAATATGATTCGTTTCATGTTTCCTCCCTCAATCTTTTGATAATCTTAAAATCATCATCCCTGTTCCGTCGGGTTCAATTGCCGTGATGTGATAGACTACAGCATTAATCGTCACTGTGGACGTATGGGTAATGGCTGAGAAATCCGCTTCCATCACCTCGACAAAAGGATTCTTCGATTCGATCTCACCCGCAAAAAGAGTGACCGCCTCATATTCATTATGAAATATTCCCTTATAGGTGACGGCGTTCCAGAGAATATCATCCCAATCGGCCAAAATTCTTGGGAGGTCTGAAAGTGCAATGCTTCTTATGGACACTTAAACCCTCTTTTAAAAAGTAAGGGAAGGTAAGTTTTTTACCCTCCCTTACCTCATGTTCTCAACTCATTCTCAGGTCGTATATTTTGGATGGAAATGGGCTGTCACACTCAGGAGGACTGGTCCCGTTGTGACGGTTCCGACATACTGGATCCATCCAAGATTCTGACTCGAATCGATAAATGTTTTCTGGACGGTGTTGGCTGTGTTCGCTGCTACCAAGGCCCCACCAGCTGGAACGACAGCCGAGTTTGATGCCCCGTTGGCGTAAGCGCTGGTGTTGAAGGTCCCAAGAACACTTCCCGTCACTGCTCCAATGGCCTGGGTGACCATGATGTCCCCGACAGCCGTCCGGCAATCCACCCATCCACCCGTCCCCAATACCGTATTGGTAGCGCTGATGGGTGGAAGCAATTCCACTTGTGTCGCTGCTTTTGCACTCGGATTAATCATTTTTTTTGCCTCCTTTTCTTGAAATTGTTTTTGCTTCAGCTTCCGCTTCCGGCTGGATCGTTTCCTCTTCTGGAATATCCGGCGCCTGGATAACTGCTTCGGGCGGGATAAGTTCCGCCTTGCCTCCTGAAATCATTTCCAATGCAAAAATCCTCGAGACCTCAAATACGGTCCCTTTTTCCATAATGACCTTGTTATATTGGAATGGTCTCAAAACTCTGATCGTGATCATAGGTTCCTCTCTCTCTTTATTCAGAGAACCGCCGAAGACGAGCGCTCCGGCGGTCTCGACATCCAAGGTCATTATGCTGTCACCGTTGCAGCCCAGGAAAAGGCCACGATCCGTCGGACAGCAGAATCAACAGAATACATTGCCCGGATTCCAACAACCCCTGCGGCAAAGTTCGCATAGGGATTCACTTCCACTTCCAAAACACCCCATTCGCCGACGACGATTTCACTCCAATCACCAAAAACACAACCACCAGCCGGCATCTGGTTCGAACTCATGGCCGGGAATCCGATGACCTTCCCGTTCCAGATGTTTCCATCCCAAACAGGAGTATCGGTATTTGCAAATCTTGATTTTGCCATCAAGATCGCCGCCACGGCGGGAGTTGATACATACCCCCCTGATATGGGAACGACGTTTGCCGTTGCCACATCTGATTGCGATTCGAGAAGAAGTGCATAAGTGATGTTCGTTCCGGTAAAGGTTCCGATGCCCGTTGTCCCAAGAAGGCCCTGCGGCTGCGCACCGCCAGAACCGTTAAGGACACCAAGATCCACGCCTATTGCAACGACTGAGGATAGGTCAGCCGTAACCAATCCCTCTATACCGGGAGAACTTTGGAGAAGGAGCTGTCGGCTGAACTCGGTGTAAGCCCCGCAGTTTTTCGGTGACAATGCCACCTGAATGAAGGTCGGCTGGCTCTCGGTGGCTGCCGTGGCCTCTGTCCCAAGCCAGTAAGCCGTCGCGGCTGCCGACTGCTTCGGAATGGTCACGTTTCCCTGAAGGCCTGACAGTCTTCTCGCACCCATTCGGAAAATCACGGACCGATTCCTCAGCATCTCGATGAAACCCACGTTGTCGGTTTGGACCAGATACCCACCGCCCGATGCCGCAACGGAGACATCGCGTTGCTGTCGCAAAAGGCTGGTATCTACCGGTCTTTCCATCACGTCGAATGGAATGAAGAACCGATTCGGGTCGAGGGTCTTGTTAAATTTTTTCATCACCTCACGGGAACAATCCAATTCGAACGGAGCATTCGTCCAGTTGTTTCCCGCACAGGCCAGGATCGCCCTTGTCAGGCTGTATCTCTGGACTTCCTTGGTGGGGATGTCGAGATGGCCGAGGGGTTTCTGTGTCTTTGATCTTTCCTCTACTAACTGTTCCATTTCTTTTGCTATTTCTCCGAATGGAAGGCCGGAATAGATCCAGTGTTCTTTGGCCCGGTCATCGAATCTATTCATCTTGCACAAAGTCTCGATTGCCCGAATTCGCCCCTGCTCGATTTCTAAGGCACTCAAGGATTTCTTCTCTTTATCGGGGTTGCATTTTTCGCATCTCCCCTCGACAAGTTCAATACCGCACTTTTCGCATTTTTCCATTTTTCTTTCCTCCCTTTTTGGTATTTTCACTTCTATCTCTTTTCCGCCATCTTCGCTTCTTCCTATGCCAACATTAATATCAGCGGGCACGGAGACGAGCGAGATCTCATAGGGTTCCCATCGTGTCGCCCTATAGGTGCTGAGATCTCCCTTCTTTTCTTCTTCCAGCACCAATTCTTCGATCTGATAACCCATCGAAACGTTCGTTCTGATCTCATCGAGGACATCCTGAAATATTTCTTCGGCCCTGGCACTCCGCCCGAACCGCACGAGGGCGCGGCCCTTCCGGTCAGCCTCATCGACCCAGACTTTCTCAATGACCCCGACCTGATTTGCCATTTCGTGGTCTATCAGGAGAGCTCCACCCCTTTTCAAGCGGCGGAGGCTAACAGATTTGACGTTGTGGTCGAGGATCTCCCTTCCCCACCATCTTTCCACAGGTTCCTCAGACGAAAATGCGAGAGGAACAATCCTTTTTTCTTTGTCTATGCCAGTTCTTTCGATCAAAAATGATCTGAATTGTTTTCCAATTTTCACCTTGTTTAGAATTTCCATATAAACCTCCCTTTATTTCGCTACCCGGTAGGGCAGAACTTTCTTTTCATCAGGTTTCGGAGGAGCCGTTTCTCCCTGCGGGAACGTCGTTTTAACTTTAGTCTCCACGAGCGATGGATCCGTATCAAAGACCAATTTCTTCTCCTCCATCATGTCGAGCTCGTGGCGCCGATCGTCGAGAACATCCTCAATGTCTTTCCCTCCGCCGGTGAGGGCAATGACCTCGGTGGTGGAGGTGAATCCGGCTTTGATGGCCTCTTTATAGGCCTGGACCTCTTTTTCGGGATCGATCCATGTCCAGCCGCGGGGTTTAAAGCGGATGGCCAGGAACTTCTGTGGATCCATGCCGAACTGTTCGGCAGAGATCGTCTTTAAAGAATTAGATAGAATGGCCTGCATCATCCAATCTCGGTGGATAAGGTTCCTGAAGTTTCGGATGAACCAGAGCTGGATCACCCTCCAGAGATCCCGGTCGTCGAGAAGGGCAAGGCGACTCGATGAATAATTGCTTTGTGAATAGTCCCTCGAAAGGGATTCATAGGAGGTCCCGACGCCAGCGGCGATCTCCCTTAGTAAGAGGCGCATAAAGGGATCGATGTTAGAGTTGGGGCGATTCGGTGAAATGAAATTGAATTTGTCACCCGGATCGAGCCGTTCCACAATACCAGGTTCAAGGGTGATTTCCTTCGAACCCGTTTCGGTGGTCTGACCGTATTCTTCACGAGTCTCGATAATGCCCATATAGGAAGCAGCGGCGCGGGCGGCAATGATCTCGGCTTCGGTATAGCCGTCGATGTCGTTTAATTTTCTGATAACGGAATGAAGCCAGGGTTCGCCTCTCGTCTGCGGCCAGCGGTCCGTCACTTTGAGATGGATGATCTGGTCAGCGGGAACCCTTTCAATACGATCGGTCTCGGAAGCGGAATACCTGATTTCTCCCGGATGAAGACGCCTGATCCAATAGGCCAGGGGCCTTCTGAATTCATCCGATTCGACTCCTAACCTTACAACGGCATCAGGCATGAGCGCCGACGGCTGAAATTCGTCAATTACCCTTTCGGGCTCTATCACTTCGAGGGCAAATGGTATGGATGATCCACCAAATCGGCGGTTATATTTTCGAATGAATATTTCTCCCGTCTCAAAGACCTGACCCATGGCCAGCCGTTCGATGTCTGGAAAATTGAGGACCCCTCCTGTATGGCAGGAATCGGCGTTCGCCCATTCCTCCCAGGTAGATTCGATGTCATCGTTGATCCGGTCGTTAAGGACATTTCTAACCGTCTTGACCTGGGCCTGCATCCCGATCCCTGGCCCCACCACATTGTTGACGACGATGACTTTTGCCCGTTTCGCATAGGAAGCGTCACGGATCAGAGATCTCGATCTCGCCCGAAGGATGCGGAGACTGGTTGAGAGTTCTGAATCGGCGCTGGTAACGGTCTGACCCCATCCCGCCGTCAAGCGGGACTGCTTGGCGCCAGCATACATTCTCATGCCGTCGGTCTTAGGTCGTGGGCTATATTTGGAAAATAATTTTTTCAGAAATTTATCAAACACGGTTGAACCTTATCCCAATTGGGTTTGAACTTGGCTTCCCCTGACTCGTATTTAGATCATCTAATTCCTTTTGGTATTCGGATTTCCAAATGTCTCTTTCTTTAAAAAGTTCCTGCCTACTCCATCTCGACAAACTGCGGCCTCCTATTGAGTAATTCACTATGTCCGGTGATGTATTTCCAGAAAGGCAGGCTTCAATCATGTCAAGATTTTTCTTGGCGGTTGACCGATTATCTGTGGATGAAGTGGCCTGTGTTAGATCGGGAAGAATGGTGACTTGTCCGACTTCAACAGTGTGCTTTTCTGTAAATGTGGGAGGAGTTCCCTTATAGACATAAGCCTGCCAATCGTACTTGCCCGCCACCCATGTCTTCGTCACGGCAGGAAGAACTGAAATGGCATAATCAGATCCGGAAGTGGTGGCAGTAATGACGACCGTGGTCTTACCAAAAGCAGTCAGCGAAAAGGCGAGGCTCCATCCTCCAGTGGCAGGATAATCCGAGATGGATTCAGTCCATGCGATGGTATCGCCAGCCCTTAACGTGGCAGGGATATTCATTTGATGTAGCAGTATGCTAAACAAAAAGTAAAGTCAAATTGGGATTATATGGAAAATCTATGGTAAAATTGTAGAAAAACTATGGAAAAACTATGTCTTTTTACACCTCATTCCCCATTGGTCTATTTCGGAGGGAATGCCAAAAATTTTGTTCTTGTTGGGAAACCGGTGAATCGGGAATTTACTCTCGCTGACGTACTTCCTAACCGTGACCACATCGCAACCGATATAATTGGCAATATCTTTCCATCCGTAAAGCCACCCGCTCACGGTCTTACTCATCGATTTTTCCTTCGGAATATTTTTCTTTGCACTCATCATAGAAACTCCTTCTGATTTTTTCGGGACTAAAATCCTTCATCAGATGAGGATCTAAAAATAATTTCTCATTCGTTACAAGGAAAATTCCATATCTCGCAGCGATTTGATTCCTGAATCTCTGGTCTTTATAGGCTGCCATCTCTTTGAGACACAGGTCCGGCTGAAGATTGCTTATCTCATATTGGCCTTTCTTGATTTTGGGAGACCATTCTTCCAATCTTTTCAAATTCCCCGGAGAGATATCATCCTTCCCATCTATGCTCTGCCTTCTCGTTAAAGGCATGGCGCAACCGCACTTCGGGCAATATTCCTCCATCTGCTCAGTGAAATCCTTGGGCGTCCTCATCCACCATTCGGATTCAACCTTCCACGATTTATCGGAATCGAAGAGGATTGCCATGGCCGCAGCGATCTCGCAGAAGAAAGCCCCTTTTGGATTGATCGAGGCGCTCCAGTTTTTTTGAAGCCAGCATTCATTGATCAGCATGAACATTCTTCCCTTATGGGGAATCATCTCTTCTGCTGCGACGAGGACGGGGCAATGATAGATGTCCTCTCTTGTATGGTCATTCAAAAAGATATTTCCGAAAGTGCGACATATTGTCTCTCTATGTTTTTCAAGGCCCTTCGGAAAACAGGACCAGAGGCCGAGCTGCTCCCTGGGGATTTTTGACAAAGCATAATCACAGAATTTTTCAAAATCAGGATGAAGAAGGGGCTCACCCCCCATGAAGCCCGTCATTTTTGGGAATCCCACCATGGAATCCAGGGCCTCCCTGAATTGTTCGAAACTCATGAAATAGGGTTTGGGATAGTGTCCGCAGAAGCGTGTGCAGTTGGAGCAGGAATGGATACAGGCGTTGGTGATCTCGATCTGGATGGTGTCCATATCGAAGACCTGTCTCATAAATTAACCTCCCAAATATTTGGTAGGGGACGTTTATAAATTTCCCCAAACATCTCGGTCACAGCTCTCCCTACACCCGGAAGGACAAAGTCGTGGCCGCAGATCAACGTTTTTGTCTTGGGCAGCCACAGCTTGATGTCAACCAAAATTTCCCAGTAAAGGTGCCCGGCATCGATGAAGACCATATCGACAGATTTATCACCGAATTGATTTGACGCTTCCTCACTCCTCATTTCAAGAAGAACGAGATTTGTTAAACGCCCCACATTATCCAAAAATACCTTCTTTCCATTTTTGTGATAAGTTTGATCGTTGGGGTCGGAGCTCCCCTTGAAATGATCGACGGCAAAAACCTTTCCCGAACATCCAGTTAATAAAGCATGAGTGCTTTTCCCCTGGAAGGATCCCAGCTCCACGATTGAAGTCATGGTCCGGGACTTTTCATAAAGCCAGAGAGCCTCTTCATCGGAGACCGAGATTCCATCTTTTATGTTTAGTGGGATATACTTATCTTCCCTTGGTTCCATGGGCAACCTCTCTCGCCGTCAGACCACTCGCTTTTTTGGTCACTTCTTTGGACATCTTTTCCCATTTGTCGGCCTGTTCTTCAGTCGGTTTGCAATCGCATAACCAGAGGCAAGACCATTTCCCCTCAATCTTCGCCGAAACCCTAATCATCGCTCTTCTACAATCTGGACAGATAATCATGCCAGCCTCCATATTTTTAACGCCTCCTTCATTCGTATTACTTTTTCGTCAATCGGGACCATGTGGTGATGCCAGAAATACCGATCATCTTTATAATCGAATATTTTCAAAATATCGCGGATTGTGGTGAATTTCAGGCCATATTTGGCAATGTTTCTCGACATGGTATAATCATCGATCAGGTGTTCAGGAATAATAACGGAGTTGAGTTCCTCCACTATCGGAAAAATCCTCTGAACAGCCTCTTCCAGGGTCATATCGTCGAGGGGCTTCCAGAGTTCTATGCACCAGTCCGAGGCAATGGTGAACCAGTTCCCCGAACCGATGTGACGCCCGTCCCTGTAAAAGAACCGATCGTATTTCCATCGATGGCCCGCCGGATCTTTACCATAATTGGCTACCGTATCTTTATGAAGGTGGTTCGTCATGTCGATAAAATCGGGATGAATGAGTGTGTCGGCATCCAGATAGATGTTCCAGTCATTCTCCATCTCTTGTGCAAGTTCATAAATTTGGAATTTTTCATAGACCGGGGGCCATTCCTGGAACTTCCTCTCCTTAATTTCATAAAAATCCGCCCCGATTTTGTGGGCATAATGTTTGATCAGGGGATAGGTGATTTCTGTGATTTCTGGCGCATAATTATCGACATTCAAAACGAAGATTGTTTTTTTAATCGGCTTTTCCCACATAGTTTTAATTACCATCCCTTGATCCATCCACCCCTCTGCTTTTGAGTCATGGGGTTCACGGGTTTGTCTTGCTTCTGTTCTTCTTCCTTGGTCCGAATGAGTTTAACCCCTCCGTATAGTTCGGGGTCAGCAACAGCATAGGCGCCGACTGTCGCATCGAGCCAGTGATTCGCTTTCCTAAGTCGAATCCATTCCGATTTTCCAGTCCTGAAATCAGTCCTCTTTTCCTCTGCCAGAAGGTGAGATACATAATCCATCCCCGTTTCTTTATGAAAAGTGAATCTTCCTGGATCACCCTCCTTGATCTGGAGCCGATAATGGATGGCATCTTTGAGGGAATCGGTATCAAGTGTGAGTAATACAATCCCCCCTGGGATAGGCTGTCCCTTGGGCATCTTATCGATCATAGAGATCTTCACCTTCCGCATCTGAGGGTTTGAGGATCCTTTTGTGCCGAAGCATTTTCTCTTTCCGTATTTTCTCAACCAGTCATAGGCTTCCTCTGTCATGGTCAGGTTATGATATTCTCTTTCCCCGCCGCCAGTATCCAGGGCAAGCCTCCAGATCGGGAATCTGATATTCCCTCCCTCTATCTGGTAAGTCGTCTCCCAGATAAAAGATGTCACAGCATCCCACCCGACCATGTACCCATAATGGATGAGGTGAGGCGACATATCCCTTCTCCATGCCAATACAACAAACCAGAACCCGTCAACGCTTGGGTCAATACCACAGGTCAAACCGACGGCATCCTTGGGAACAATAAACGGATCGATATTGATGGCATTGGCGAGAATCTCTTTCTCGGATTTTGTCTCATATCTTTCAACCCAGGGCTCGGCCATCCATGAGTTCTTCCAGTTCATCAACTTTTCCGGGTAGTCCTTCGATTCAAGGAATTCTCTTGCAACCATCCCTAAGGTATGCCAGGGAGAATAGAGGCGGTTGATCTGAAAGCCGATCCTCTTTGGCCTCAATTTCTCAATACATTCTGAAAACTCCAATCCCGAATTTAGGTCGAACCACTTACCCCGACGCATAATCTCCGCCTTCTGGTCGTTATAAATCTTCCCCTTGCAGGATTCGCATTCATAGTGGGCTTGGTCCTCAACTTTCTGAAGATCATCCTTAAATTCTTCAAATTTGACCTGATCAAAAACTAAGACCTGTTTCGCACCACAATGGGGGCACGGAACCTGATAGCGAAACCTTGCCTCACATGATTCCTCCCCTTTTGTGATATATCCCAAATCGGTTGTAGGTGTTGAAACGTGGACTATTTTTCGAGTGAAAATAAAGGTGTTCGTCCTCTCCTTCCCGAGGGCAATAGGGGAAGCCTCCTCTCCGGTAAATTTTTTATATTTATCAACTTCATCAAAAAAACAATACCGGATCGGCCTTGAAGCCAATGATGTAGGACTGTTCGACCATGCAAAATAAACAGACATAGAGGAGAAGGATTTTTTCTTCTTCGTCATGTCATCGGGATGAAAACTTTTTACTTCTCTTAATTGATCGCAGGTCTCGATCATCAGATCAATCCTATCCTGGGATATCTCATCGGCCAATGCTTCGGTCGGCTCCACGATCATGGCAGGTCCGGGATCTTGAAGGATCGCATAGAGAAGCATATTGAGAATGCTCTCGGTCCCACCGGATTGTGTCGGTTTGATGAGCCATATTTCCTCGATGCAATCTATGGAAAAGGAATCCATTACTTCTCGCATAAAAGGAACGAAATCGGTCTCCCATTGACCGGGTTTAGAAGATCCTCTTCCCAGAACTCGATGCTTATCGGCGCACTGGCTCACCGTGATCTCCTGCGGGGGTCTCCAGGCCTCTCTCTCTTCCTGAAACCAATTAGTTCTTTTTCTTGCCGTGACTTGAAGCAAATATCCCAGACCTCCTGCTGAATTTATTAAGCAACTGCCATGTGTACCCTTTTAAAATGCCAGCCATTTCTCTCGGTTCCTTCCCAAACAATATCGGAGGTAACGACCGATGAAGGGACATTAATCCCTGTTTGACAATCGCTATCCTCGCAAGGAATTCACTCAGGATTTCCTCTTTGGGGATCAAATCTTTCATCTCCATCATATATTCAAGTTCCTTTAGTTTCCGTTCAACTTGAACCTTCAACTTCCTTTCTTCTGTCAGCGTGCTCTCATTGGGATCAACGGCTATATTATTTTTCCACCAAATGAAAGAAGCCACCAAAGAATAATATCCCCTTTTGTTAGATGGCATTCCTCTCTGTTCCCAATTCCGAATCGTTTCTCGTGAGACGGCCATAAGAAAAGAAAAATCTTTTTGTGAGAGTTCAATTTCTTCAATCTTTATTTTCATTTCTGTTTAATATTCTAAACCTAAAGATTAATGCTAATGTGAATTTTATATATTACACGTCTAAGGCCTGCGCTCGCCAC